TGCCAGACGCCAACCGGCGTCATGTCATCGGCGGTCACACCCCAGCCGCCGTGCTGGCTGAGCATCGATGGCCATGGCTGCTTGCCGGCTTTGGCATCGGCCAGGAAATCGGCGAAGGCGCCAGGAACGATCACATCGCCGTATGCGTCGACGTTGTTGAATGCCGCGCCGTAGCCGGAGAAGGTGCGCGTCTTCTGGCCGGCATCATCCGGCGAGGCGTCGAATTTGATCTCGCGCAGTGGGAAGATGGATCGAATGGCATTCATGGGGCGCCTTCTGTTGCTAGTTGCGGTGTGTTGGAGTTGTCGTCGCCGTCCTCGGCGTCTTCGGCGGACGGGTCTTCCATGTTCAGCGGGACGCGGTACTTTTCTCCGCCTTTGTATGGGTTCAGATCCTCATACGCCCGGATCTCGTTCGGGTTGAGGCCTCCGATGCCGTATAGGGTGCGGTAGAACTCCGCGCGGTCTTTGTGCGATCCACGCAGCAGACCGGCGACGCTGAACTTGCAGTAGTAGCCGACGGCGAGTTCTTCGGCTGTCAGCAGCTGCATGTTGAGGCGCTGTTCGATGCGCGAGAACCACGGGCCAAGGGTGTGCACGACGTGCGCCAGAAACATCTGCTCGCTACTCGCATAGGTTGCGGTGGCTGTGCTCTCGCCGATCATGATCGGAAGGACGCGGAAGAAACGGCAGACTTCGGCGACCTGAAAGCGGCGGACCTCGATCCATTGCGCTTGGTCGTTCTGCTGTGCGCGCGGGGTCCATTTCATTCCGCCCCACAAAACGGCGGTGCGGTATGCATTCTTCAGGCCGACTTGGGATGCCTCCCATGATGCGCGCAGGGCGGCTGACTGGTCCGGCGATAGGACAGAATCGGTCGACAGAATGCCGCCAAGGATGGCGCCGTTCGAGAATTGCCGGGCGCCGTGTTCTTCGGTGGCCAGTGCCAGGCCGATGGCTTCGCGCGCTAGGCGAATACCGTCCAAGCCCTCAATAGACGTCCAGCTTGGCCCCTTTAAATGGAGCATTTGGTCAGCCCTGTACGTCACTGTCTCGCCATTGTCTAGTGTGACTTCGTAGACCATGCTCCAGTCGTCCTGGCGCTTGGCGACAACTTGCTGCGGAGTGAGTGGCTGGAGTTCGACGCGAGCCGGTCCGCGCAGCGGTGTTGAGCGATTGATCAGGCAATAGGCGCGGTTCTGCATGGCGAGATGCAGACCCATTGTTTCGCGCCATTCAAAGCTGGTGATTCCTGGCGCAGGCGATGCGTGCAGCACGTTGTAAAGCGGGTGATCTGTTGCTGCGTCTGACCCGCCATCCGCGCGGCGGCGGTAGAGCTTGAGGGGGACCTGTGCGATGCCTTCGGCGATGACCCGGGCACAGGCGATGGCGCTTGCTGCCTGGAGGGCTGTCTCCCAGGTGACGGCAACGCCTGACTTTGCGCTGGCGTTTCCGAGCAGATCAAGCAGCAAGTCTGAGCGCGAAATGGCGCTCTTGCTCTCGCCTCCGATCATGGAACGCAAGCGTGAAAGCAGGCCCGGCTTCTGCATTACCAAACCTCGATTCTTAGTTCAACAGGCATCGATGCAGTTAAGCTGATCTTGCCGGCAGCCATAACCGCGGCCACCATCAAATCAATTCGTCCGGTCGCGTGCTCTTTGCTCAATTTTCTATTCCCCGCTCCATCCGTGACGGTCACAGCATTACCAGCACACATCGTCATGATCTTGTGCCCGTTGTGAACGATTTGTCCGTTTAGCAGCATCCGCTCGAATTCCTCAAGCGCCGGACTCATGTCCTTATAGCCCTGGCCGAATGGGACCATCTCCGGCAGCGAGATTCCTTCGTCGCTCGCCATCTGGATTAGGTCTTCAATCCGCCAGCGGTCGTATGCACATCCGACGACTTCAAAGAACTCGCACATCTGCGAAAGCTTCTGCAAAATAACGCGCTTGCTGATCGCGCGGCCCGGCGTGGTGCTGAGCAGCCCTTCTGCCTTCCATTGCACATATGGCACACGATCTGTTTCGCTCTTGCGCTTTAGGTCTGCGTCAGGCAGCCAAGCGTAAGGCACAATTCGCCACGGTTCGCCCTCTTCGATCGGCTCGACGAGGAAGACAAGCCCTGTCAGGTCTGTCGTGCTGGACAGGTCGAGACCGGCCACTGCTCGACGCCCGGCTAGGTCTTCCACCTCGAACGCTTGCTGCGCGCCTTTCCAGACTTCGTGCGAGATCCACGGGCTTTCTGCATCCGTCCATGTGCAGAAGTTCAGCCTCCTGACCAGCGCTTCCTTGCTCGGCATCCCGAGTGCCTCAGTGACTTGCTCCCGGATGTACTTCAGGCCCGGTAGGTCCGCATCTTGCAGAGACGGGTTTGCTTTCGGCCAGCAGTCCTCAGTCAGAAACGGGTCGTCAGCCTCGTCAAGCGCGCAGATGTACGGAAAAAACGAGTCATCTTCAATCTCGCGTTTGGCCACCCTGGCGCCGTATTCGTGATAAGCCCAACACGGCCCGCTTTTGCCGCTGCCGGCGTTGGTGATCATGAAAATCAGCGCCTGGCGCCGGCTTTTGGTGCCGGCCCGCAGCATTTCCACGACGGTGTTTGTTTTGTGCTCGTGCAGTTCGTCAATCAGCCCGATGTGCGGACGCGGCCCGCTCTGCCCGTCGTCGCTGCTGATCGGCCTGAAGAACGCGCCTTGTGCCATATAGGCCAGGTTCCAGCAGCGCTCGCCGGTGCCGCTCTTGGTCAGCCGCTTGGAAAGCTCCGGCGACTGATCGACCATCGCTACGGCATCGCGAAACAGGATCATGGCTTGATCCTTTTTCGTTGCTGCGCTGTAGACTTCCGCCCTCGGCTCTGCGTCTGCTACCAGGCCAAGCATCCCGATGCCGGCAGCAAGCGGAGACTTCCCGCTTCCCTTCGCTGTCTCGACGTATGCCGATCTGAACCGGCGCGTGCCGTCCGGACCTTTCCAGCCGAACAGCGAGCCGACTACGAAACGCTGCCATGGCAGAAGGGCAAACTCGACGCCCTCGAATGCGCCGCCGTTGAGTTTCAGCACGTCCTCGAAAAAACCTTGCGCCTTTTCCGATTCCTCAACATTCCACACCAGCCCGCGCTTGCCGCCCTCGGCTATGTCCTTCAGGTGCCGCGCGCACTGCGCCCGTACATGCGGGCCTGCAATGCGCTTGCCCGATACGACTTCCCGCGCGTACTGCGTGGCCGCGTCAGAAATAGCGGGCGGCGCGGTCTTCTTGCTTCTGGTCATCAGGTGCCGCTGTGACGCGGGAACGCGCCGAGGGGGTCATACCGAACTCGGCGGCGTAGCGCACCATGTCGGCCTTGGCCTTGTTTGCGATCCCGACGAGCGGGTTTTGTATGGCATTGCCGCTGACGGTTTTAATCATCAGCGCGGCGTTCAGTTCATCCTTCGCTGCCATGCGGTTGATGGCCCGCTCGGCCTGCGCCCAGCGCCCGTATGCGGCGCAATAGGCGGCAAGAGCGGCCCGGTCTAGCTCAGTCATCAGGCCAGCGGCATAAAGCGCGCTGCACACCCGGCCCCATTCCACATTTGCGTCGTCACACAGGAAGGCTGGTGGAGTTGGCTCGGACAGGGCGACCACCGCCTCGGCCTTGGGCAGCGCCCGCTTACCGGGGTTGCCTTTGACCAGCTTTAACGCGGTCGGAGTAGGTTTTCGGCCAGTTGCCATGATGTTGTCTCGACGGTTTCCCGCTCGCTAGGTAGAGTCGCCAGCATGGAAACCAAACTGCAAACCCTGAAAAATGCGACCACGTCGCTTACTACATCAACCGCACCATCAGCACCGGCCACCACAGCACGCGCACCACGCAGGTGCGCCGCACCGGCATCGTCCAGGGCTGGCGGGATGGCAAGGTGGTCGTGCTGCACAAGGCGGGCTACACCGAGGACTTGGCACAGGCCGATCTCTACTACGTCGAATGATCAGAAAGATCGAGAAAGAGGCCAAGCGGCGCTTGGCTTCTCAATCGAACAGCGCGTTACTACGGGTGTCGCAACGATCAACCCGAAGGAG